ATGTGCTTTTTGAAATTCTATCCGATTATTATAAGTTTTTGTCTCTGCAAGTCTTTTATCAGCATTAATCTTTTTCCAAGACTCGTTACCTTCTGGAATAAATTCACCTGAATTTAACTTATATCCTATAATTTCTCCATCCTTATCAATATGTACCCTACTCAAGTCATCTGGTAAAGGGTAGTCTGAACCATGAATTTTCTGAAATTCTTCCTTTTTTAAATATTGCCATTCAGAATTACCTTCTTTTGCACCTTCTTTTTCAATTTTATTACCATCCTCATTCAGGAAAGATAAATAAACGCCAGCAACTTCTTTATTAACCATAATAGGTTTAGTCTCAACAAAAGATGCTCCTTCTGGTGCGCTACCAGATTCCCCAAGTTGCTTTGTTAAAATCAGTTTTCCTTCTTCTGTCCCAACCCCATAAGTCCCTAGTGGTGTCCCTGCATACGTTTTTGCATCTTCTTTTAAGACTGTTACGTTACCCTCTTTGTCTTTTTGAATCCATGCTTTTAAATCTTCGTCATAGTATCTCTCTCCTGCTTTTTTCTCATCACGCAACTTTTCAAATCTTTTTAAGCCTAGTTGTCGAGTCGCAGGGTCAGAGGATTTTAAGTATGCTATTATTTCTGTCTTTTCCTTATTTGTAATAGGTGCAGTTTGAACTTGTGCAATTATTTCTATAATCTCATTCTGTTTTTGTTGTTCTTGTATCCTTAATTGCTCTGCTTGTTGCTCCGCTTGCTGTTGTGCGTAGAACTCTGCTTCTCCCTGTTGATTCCTTGCATCTTGATTTAAGTAACCACCAAGTCCTGCTGGTATTGCATGACCTATCATTTCAGATGTAGTCATTGGCCTATTCCTCCATCCGCTATTCCGCATCATTGATGCACCTGCTTGGAGTAGACCCATTGCTAGAGGAGAGAGTCCTTCGTACTCCTCATTTTCTTCCTCAGACTTTAGTAACCCCTCCTTTGGAGGATAATTTTCGTCTGTTGGACTCCAACGTACTGATGATTCTGCCATTATACTAATCCCTTATTTTGGTAGTAAGCTCGTTCTGGTTTCTTTTGTAGTAAAGAAGGAAATGGTGTCCCACCTCCTCTAATAATCCCTGCACCTCTAACTTGTGGGGGTGCATCGTCAGGAGCAGGAGTTAAAAATTCTTTTAATAAACCTACCATTGCTGACTTCGCTTGCGGAGACATCTTGGATGCTGGACTTTTACTAGCAAACGCATTATTGGTCATCCCACCAGAAGTGTCCTCTGCACCTCTGCGTAACAGATGTTCTTCTCTTGCTAAATCTTTCCCTTTATTTTCTGCATCAACATGACTTTGAAGCCATTGATCTTCTGGTTCAAGTGAGTAACTTAATTCTTCAGCAATATTTTCATTATCATCACTCTCAAATTCTTCTCCCAATAGTGATGTATATGTGGAGTCTATGTCATCTTCAGATTCTCTCGTTTCTCTAGCTTTAATAATGTCTAATTTTATTTGAATATCATCAGGATTTTGGATTCCTAGACTTGCATTTTGTTTAACAGTCTCTTTTTCTTTTTCAGTCAATTCTACTTCAGCTTCACCAAGAAAATGATGTTTCGCTCTATCCAATAATTCACTCCATCCAATAAAATCTTGATCTCCTCCTAAAAATTTAGAATCAAGAGGATTAAATGATATTGGTTTATTAGTCCTTTTATCTACTGCCATAATCTACTCCTTTAACTAAAGTAACCCATTGCTCCACCAGCAAGCGCACCATAAGGGCCACCCCCAAGCCACCCTGCTCCTGCACCAGCAAGCGCACGACCAAGACGATCTCCTCCTGTGTTACGATACATAGGATTGTTGTTAGTTGTTGTTGTTCCTACTGGTGCGCCCGATAATACGTTTGACGCAAACATTGCGTTGTTTTTATCCCAATCACGACCCTCTATATGTTCATCATACTCAAAATCCTTCTCTCTCTGATCTCGACCTTCGATGTCTGCACCAACTTTTGAGAGCATCGTAGAGTCCTCGTATCCTGCTCTACGACCAGCATCAGTTGCATCGGTCATTCCTCTTGCTCCTCTTAATCTGACATCCTGTGCTTGCATTCCTGCTTGTTGGTTGTATCTCTGAGCATCTTGATTCATCTTCATGTCTGCACGTTTCTGAGCAGAAGCATCTGCAAAACTCTTATTCAGCAATTCACCAGTTTGACGATTAAGGTTGCTCATTACTTCACCTGCCATCACACCTTTCTCAATTGCAGATCGTGAACCCATTCCAGCACCAGCCATTTGTGCTTGCGCTCCTAACTGGTTACGACCCATCTGCATTGATTTCATTGCTTGATCCTGAAGTCCACCGATTACATTAGAAGTGTGTGGATTCATGTAATCTCCAACTGCTTGACCTTGCAGGAAGTTACCTCCACCTACTTGTTCAGCTTGATAACCTGAGACTTCTTTACCGACATTTGAAGCATCTGTATATGCTTGTTGACCTTGACCCTGCATTTCCCTGACACCTTGCTGTGCGTCAAGAGTGTCCTGAGAAGCATCTGCGAATCTTTCTCCCTCATATTTCTCATAAGGACGATCCATAATTTCAGCAGATTTGTCATATACCTTCTTCCGAAACTCATGCGTTGGTTTGTCAATCTCAGAGATTGAGGAACTTGTATTGTTTCTTGTCTGGATTCCAGAACCATAACCTGAACCTCCTGCACCTCCAGCACCACCAGACCCTCCTGAACCTCCTGAACCTCCATCTCCGCCTCCGCCTGTCATTCTATTATGGTATGCTTCCGCAGTCTCGTCAGGTCTTTTCCCTCCTTCGTTCATTTGACCCTGCATTGATCCTGTTGCACCACCATAATCAGCATATTGATCTTTCACAAAGTTAGTATGTCCATCACCAGATTCGCCATAACTGGTATCTCCTGAGTTTATACCATCCTGACTGACACCCCCATCATCTGCTGAAGGATGTGCATAAGACCTGAGTCCAGACTTCGTAGGTCTTCCAGAACCACCCATCCCTTTTAACCAAGATGCTTCCTGCTGATTAATAAATGCTGGATGTTCACCTTTTGGAGCATTTCTTCTTAATATGTTTCCTGCTTGTCTCTGGTTCATATCTTCCTTATACGTATGGATTTGTGCTAGTCACTGGTAGTCCTGATGAGTCCTCTGCTACAAGAGTGACTCCTAATGTACCACCTGTTACCTTTAATTTATACCAATTATTATTAGATGTGTCCTTCAAAATTATTGATCCCGACATCACGTTATCTCGATTCGTTTTTACAGTCACACTTTCCTCATCGACAACCAAACTTGCGAGATCAAACATATAATCTCTTGTGTATTCATGCGGAGGATTTGGTAATGGTTTTTGAGTTTGACTCATCTTTTTCCTGCTTGTGTTGCGTCAAATCTAACTTCGCCAAACCTCCACTCTTGATCGAATGGTGACTCCACTCTCAAGAGTGCTTGTCTACCTGTAAATCTAGTATCTGTATAACCATCTGTAGCTAAATCGTATGCTCCTTTTATCTCAGGAGTTGAATCGTCTGGAGTCTCAGCTACAGTCACTTTCATGCGGAGTCCTTTATTACCTGCATCTGTATCTGTAATTATTGATTTAACAGACATCATATTATTACCACCACCTATCTCAATTGCTCCTGACTCTGCAAAACAGAGATGGTTCTCTGTAGAAACATTTGGATGTAATGTCTCTGAAACACCTTTTGCAATTACTCTAGTTTCGATTCCTGAGAGTGCTTCAACGTCTGCTGGAGCAGTTACGTTACTCTCACGCAGGATTGGAGTAGATTGAGTGTCAGGATCAAGTTCGTGTCTGTAGAGGTATCCGTCCACTCCTCCTGCGACTGGAAATCCTAAAGAATCAGATGACTCCCATGCAGACCGATGTAGTTCTCCTGTTACCCAATGTTTTTCACGATACGAATATGTTACATAGCGAGTAGGGAATGTGTCACCCTCTTTCGGATAGAACCACGTTATTTCACCGAATTGAGCATTGTGACCTCCAGAGATAATCCCCTCTAAATCAGTGTTAATGTCACTGAATACATAATCTGCAACGTCACATTCCAGTTCAGTGATATAACCACCAGTGTACGACCAGAATCTTCCAGCAGACATCCAAGCAACAAAGTCTGCTGACCCTGCGACTGATTTCATTCCAAGACAACCACCACCCTCTGACAGACGCTCCACTCCGTAGATGTATGGAGTCCCTAAATAATTTGTCTTCCAGACAGAATCAGTAAAAAAGAGGAGTATTCCGTAGCGAGTTTTGAATCCTCCAACTATGCGTCCTCTTGTCTGAATTTCTAAATCACCTGCTGTATTAGTGACAGAAGGAGTGAAGTCAGTGAGACTCTCTTGATGACCCCATGCAATCTTCCTCTTATTACCTCCAGCACCGATAATCATTATATGTCTCTCAGGAGTAACCAAAACTCCGACATTGTCTTCTGGTACTCCTGTTGAACCTGACAAAGATGAGAGCAGAACTGCTGGTGTTGCAGTTTGCGCTGAGTTATTGAAAGAGAGTCCAGACGAGTCAACATAATAGATCGAACCTTGTCCTGACTGTACTGCTACAAGATCATCTCCGAAATTATCCATCTGCCAAACTGGTACAAAATTATCTCTCCA